ATCAGCTATCATATATAATTTGAGAGATGATGGATATATCATTGATACAAATATGCAAACTGCTGAAAATAGATTCGGTAGAAAAGTAAATTATTCAGAATATAAATTAATTAATTATGACAGCAAAAGAAGTTAAAACATATTTAACAGAAACATACGGCGAGTGTAACCATGATGAGTACGCTATGGCAGAAGCTATAAATCAAACACAACAAGATATGGACCATGATAATGAGTGGGACTTGTTTCACTTATTAGTAGAAAATACACCTATACCATCTTTATATACACATAGCTATGGATTTCATACACAAAATGGCAGAGGCATATTAGAGAGAATAAAGGGTTACTATTATGAATATGAATCATGAGACATATATCACACACAATAAATGTATGGACTGAAAAAAAGTCTAGACAAATATCTATTCATATGCTAGAAGGAATGTTAGAATGGAGTGATAGAATCGGTTCTGATGAAATAGATGAAATTAAAAAAATAATATTAATATTAAAGAATAAATAATATGGGATTAGATATGTATGCAGCAAGACGTGCTCCAAGAATAAGTGAGGAATTACATTATTGGAGAAAACATAATAGATTACATGGTTGGATGGAACAACTATGGAGAGAAAAAACAGGTAACGAATCATCATTTAACAATGAAGAAGTTACGTTAGAATTAGAAGATATATCTAATTTAGAAAAAGATATACTTAGTAAAAAACTACCTGAAACAGAAGGATTTTTCTTTGGAATGGACTCTTATGAATACACCAAAGAAGAGTTAAAAGAACAGAAAGAAGATGACTTACAATTCATAGAAGAAGCTAAACAAGCTATTGAAGAAGGAGATGAAGTAATTTATAGTTCTTGGTGGTAATTAATAATTAAATAAATAAATAAAATGGGACAATATTATAAGCCGACATCAGTGGATAAAATGGAATCGCTATACTCACATGATTATGGAAACATGTCAAAATTAATGGAACATAGTTACATATCAAATGATTTTGTAGAACTAGCAGAAGATTTACTTTCTCCTGAAGGAGAATGGTATAAACATTCATTTGTATGGGCTGGAGATTATGCAGATGAAGAACCATCTGGAAGCAATTTATTTACATTAGCTAAAGAGATTCAAGTCAATCCACATAATGGACCATCTGCTGGTAGATATATAGTAAATCATACAGATAAAGATTATGTAGATAAAGACATAGTTCCTGAAGATAAAGAAGGATGGAAGGTTCATCCGTTACCTCTATTAACTTGTGAAGGAAATGGTAGAGGAGGTGGAGACTACAGGAAAGATAATAATTGGATAGGAGCGTGGGCAAGACACAGAATATCAGTTGAAAATTCTATACCTGAAGGATATACAGAATTAATACCTAACTTTGAAATGGATTAATATAATTATTTGGGGGTCTTTGACCCCCTTTTAATTTTTTATAGTATATTTACCCTCTTAAAATTAAAATATGGAAGAAAAAGAATTAGAAGAGTTTCTATTAGGTAGAATTATATTGTCTCCAGAAACTTTAGAAAAACATGTATCATTAATACATGAAAAACTATTTCAATATCCGTTAAATAAAGAAATATTTTCTCTCATAGAAGAATTTAAAAATAATGGAACTAATATTGATTTAATTACATTAACAAACGCTTTAAAGAAAAACCATGAAAATATAGCTTATACATTATCTATGATAGTTCAAAAGGGACATTTTGAAGCTAACACTACTTCTTGTATAGAAGCTTTAAATAATATATATCAGAAAAATAAATTAATAGCAATTGCTCAAAATATTGATAATGGTATAATGAACAAGGATAATTTACATCATATCATAGCTTCTATTGAAAATGATTTATCTAAAATTAGTGTTGTAAAAATTAAAACATTAGATAATATATCTTCACAGATACAAGACACATTAAAAGATATTAATAAAAGAATGTCAACAGATGGTTTGTTAGGTATTGCAACAGGATTTGATAAAATAGATAAATTTACAGGGGGTTGGCAAGAAACAGATTTAGTAATCATAGGTGGAGCTTCATCTATGGGTAAAACTAGCTTTGCTCTTGCTATACTATTGAATGCTTGTAAATATTCTAATACTCCATCTGTGATATTCTCATATGAAATGAGTAGTAATCAATTACTAAAACGATTGATATCTATGGAATCTGGTGTTAATAACAGTTATATTATTAATGGAACACTTGGTAAAGATGAATATCTAAAAGTAAATCAAGCGGTAGGTATGTTAGAAAAACTACCTATTAGTATTGATGAATGTAATATAACATCATTAAACTATCTTAAAAATAGAGTTAGAGAATATGTTAGTAAAAAAGAAGTTAAGTTAGTTCTTGTTGATTATTTACAATTAGTTTCTCATAATAATAAAAACTCTACTAGAGAACAAGAGGTTAGTAAAGTAACTAGAACCTTAAAGAACTTAGCTAAAGAATTAAGTATAACTATTATTGCTTTATCACAATTAAATCGTGGTGTCGGAATGAGAGCTATGGGTAAACCTACTTTATCTGACCTTAGAGAATCAGGAGAAATAGAACAAGCTTCTGATGTTGTTATATTATTACATAGACCTGAATATTACGGTATAGAACATGATGATAAAGGAGAGTCTACTAAGGGTATGGCTAACATTATATTTGCTAAAGGTAGAAACATTGGTGTAGGAGAAATACCATTGAAATTTAATAGTAATTTAACTAAATTTGAAAACGTATGACATTCAAAAACAAACTAATATTCGGAGCTGCCGCTTCTGTACTACTAATATATATATCAGTCACTATTCTTAGTTACGCTTGTATAGCAGTTATCTTATATTACGGTATAAAACATTTTATTAACAAAGTTTTGTCATTAAATAAATAATTTATATATTTGCCAATCACTTAAATAAATAAGTGTTTATGGATATTATAAAGAAAAAAAGAAAATTTCAAAAGATTGTTAATGAGATAGCTCATGATTTAGGTATAGATAAACAAACTGTACGTAATGTATTAACTTTATTATTTAAAGAAATAGCAATAACACTTATCTTAAAGGGTAAGCCAGTGTTGATTAGAAGATTTGTTAAATTCGTAATAGCATTAAAAGGATATAACAAAATAAAAGAAGATTTAAGTAAAATGAAAACAAAACAAAAATGAATTTAGAAGATTTAAAGAAAGAACTGCCATATAAGTGGAGAGTTCAATCAGTGAGATACGGCAAAGCTACATGTGTAGCTTACATAGACGCTAGAGATTGCCAAGACTTATTGGACGAAGTAATAGGTCCAGAAAATTGGCAATCTATATTCTATGAAGAAGGAGGACTACTATTCTGTAAGGTAGGTATATTTCAAGGAGAATGTTGGGTGTGGAAATCCGACACAGGTTCTGAATCTAATGTAGAAAAAGAAAAAGGACATGTATCAGACGCTTTCAAAAGAGCGTGTGTATCATGGGGTATAGGTAGATTCTTATATAGATTACCAATACAAACTATTGCTACTAAACAACATACCAATGGTAAAGAATATCCTTACGCTCCTGAGAAAAATAAGATTATCTTTGACGGAGAAACATTAACAAAATATATTAATTGGAAAAATAGTAAAAATGAAAAATAGAGACGATATACCTTTTAAGAAAACACCAGGTTCAATTACATATGACCAACTTGGAGAGTTTTTAACTAAAACCTTAGATAAGGTTCATAAAGAAGAAATGAAAAAATTTAAACAAAAACAAAAAAATAAAAAGAAATGAATGTATTACCATTTGATTTAAACACAACATCTGTTAAGCCACAAGGCAAGCAAGAATATTTAACCCCTGGAGCTTATAAATGTAAAATTGTAAGTATAACTACATCAGATTTACTTGATAATTATAAAGGCTCACCATTTATTACATTTAATGTAGTTAGTGATAATAAAAGTGGTAGGGTACAAATGTGGGCTGTTAAAAACACTGATAAACCATCTACGCAAGAATGGAAGAAAAAACAGATGAAAGACTTTTTAGTAAACGCTGGAGTTAAAGATTTTTCTGATGATTCTAAAGCTATGAACGAAGCTATTGATAAGGACGTAATGATTACATTTATTTCTGAAGAATGGATAAGTGTTAATAAAGATACAGGAGAACCTGTTATTAGAGAATCTGTAAAATATAGATGGAGCAATAAATCTGGAGCTAAATGTCTTTACAATCCAGATATGAATAAAAAACTATCTAATGAAGATAAGATTAAATATACTACATTACATTCAACATGGCAACAAAATAACAATGTTGTAGTTATTCAAGATGATGATGAAAATATGCCGTTTTAAATAAAATGGAAAGAGTGAAAGGCTTTTTTAGACTACCCAATGGTCATAATACTTGTTTTAGCTAAGTAGCTCTTTCTATTATTTTATGAAAAAAGAAATCTTTATATCAGGAAATGTTCCAAGTTCTAAAAATGGAAAGAGATGGACTGGAAAATATCTAATCCATTCAAAGACAGTAATGACTTATATAAAGAACTCTAAAATTAATTACGTAAATAATAAAGAAAAGTTTCTAAATATGATAGAAAATAAAGAAATACCTTATAAAGTATCTTTTAAATTTCATAGAAGCTCGAGAAGAAAATTCGATTATATTAATCCTGCTCAAACAGTACAAGATTTAATGGTAAGATATGGATGGATAGAAGATGATAATTGTTTATTTATAATACCGTCTTTTGAAGAATATGAATATAATAAAGAAAATCCTGGAGTAACAATTAAAGTATTATGAATGAATATTATATAAATAGATTTATAAATGAGTATTGTGAACTACATGATATAGACAGAAGTGTTTTGTTTTCTAAAAGAAGAAATAGAGAATTAGTAGAAATGAGAATGATACTAGCTTTTTTCTTAAGAAATAGAACTAAACTTACATGGCAAGCAATAGGAAAAATAATGAAGAAAAACCACGCTTCTATAATACACTATACTATTAAAATAGAAGAGTATCTAGATGTTTATCCTCACTTACAAAGAATGTTTAAAAAGACTAATAATTTATTTAAATCATATAAACATTTAATAGAAGAAGATATAGATATGTATTCTCAACTTCTTGTAGATAATCAAAAATTAAAAGAGAAAATAGAATCAAACGAAAAACTAATCAAACAATTAATAAATTTAGAACAAAATGGCTAAAACAACAAAAAAAATCAAAAAATCATCTAAAACCAAAATTAAAATAGGTGGTAAAAATTACATGGTAGACCCAAAAATAGAGGACTCTATTAAATTCTTAAGTGAAATCATTAGAGCTCATGAAGTAGCTTTGCTTACATGGGTTCATAAGATTTGGAATAATCAAGCTCTTGACAAAGAAGATATAAAAAACTTTAACAAAAGTATGTATGAATATGCTATGAGAATACCTAATGCTAGTCAAATATTAGCTAACATGATGGATATAGATAAAAGAACAGAAGACATAAAAGAAGAAGAAAAAGTTGATGAAGTTACTAAATAACGATTTAACATATTCTAATTATTACAATGATACAGAATACATATCTAATAGTATGTTAAATAATATTTCTGTTTCTCCTGAATACTTTAGATTTAGACAAGATAACCCACAATCTGCTACTCCTGCTATGAAATTAGGTTCTGCTATACATATGGATATATTACAGCCTCAAGAATTTCTAAAACATTATGCAATATCACCAAAGTTTG